CACAATTAAAATAGAATTTTTTATCACTTCCTTTTAATACTTCTGTTGGTTTACAAATATTATCACTATGCCAATAAATAGACTTTGGATGCGAAGCAAAAGATTTGTTAAAACAACTATCACATTTACCACATAATTTTTTTGGAGGATTTGAACAATAAGGACACCAATTATTGCCCTTATTAATATTTAATAAGGAACTGTCAAACGGATGTCCGCAATCGCAATCAAACCAGCATACTTTGTGTGAATTCAGAGCATAGTCTTCTGGCTTCCCTTCGTTTCTAATAGACCAAAATTTGGATTTATGATGAGACGCAAAAGTAGTTTTCATTTTGTTTATTAAATGTTATTTTTTGAATAAAATTTAATTCAATTATTATTTATTTAGTATTTAAAAGTTCTATATATAATATATGATTGATTTTATAAGTTTACCGGATAAACATAGCATTTTGCTATATATTATAATACTATTTGTTATATTTGTGGGTTTAAAAGTGTATAGCGAATCGGATGCATATAATTTAAAATGTATAATATCAGATGTAGATGGAGAACGTTATTGTGTAAGGGAACGTGCTAAAATGGAAATAGCAGCAGATTTGTTAGCAAAAGTGACACAGAATTGTAAGGATTTAGTTGCTTATTGCGCTAAAAAATATCCGAATGATGAAAAAGTACAACGTTTAGTGCAAAAATTTAATCCGACAAAAATATCAGAAACTTTACCAACCAGTGAATACACAGCTTATAGTGAAAACAAGGGGGAAAAAATAGCTTTTTGCTTAGATAAAAAGAAAAACGGAAATGAATTAATAGATGAAAATACTCTAACATTTGTAGCAATTCACGAGTTAGCACATATAATGACTATATCAGAGGGACATAAACAAGAGTTTTGGCAAAACTTTAAATTTTTATTAGAGCAAGCCAAAGCCGCAAATATATATAAGCCGGTAGATTATAAAAATAACCCAGAGCCATATTGTGGTATGGATATAACAGATAACCCATACTATGATTTTAAATAAACAATGTGTTAAAGATATATTAGTTATTATATTGTTAAAAAGTATATGCCAAGAAAGAAACTAACAATTATGGATTTTAAATTTTCATTAGATAATACTGTCAAAATTAATACTACACATAGAATGAAAAACTGTCCTTTAAATATAATTTCTATTAATTTTACAGAAAACGAGGAAAAAATATATAAACGGTTTATTTTGCATACAGAAAATGAGGAAATACTATGGGACTTTATAGATAAGTTAAATGTAGTTTTAAATAGTATTAATATTCAAAAAATAAACAAAACAAAAGTTAAAGTAAAAAGGGAGAAAAAAAATCCTGAAACCCCTGAAAATATAGAAGAAGATAATTTATGGGTTAATATGCCAGAGTTTCAAGTGAATGAAAATATTTACGATTGTGTTAGTGTTCAGTTAGAAATTGAAACGATTGATAATCCCTTATACATATTATTAATAAATAAATTTTATGAGACTTTCAATATTATATTGTGGCCAAAAATAATAAGTTTTTGGTATCCTGAACGTCCAGATAATTTGTCTTTAATAAAAGATAAAATGTATGAAAGTTCATTACCAATAGTTAATAAATATCCGATTTATATCATAAGTAAAGGTCGCTATGAAAAACGTTACACAAGCAAGTATTTAGAATGGTGTAAGATTGATTATAAAATAGTAATAGAACCTCAAGAATTTAATGATTATGCCAAATATATTGATAAGAGTAAAATCCTTATTTTACCGAATGAATATTTAAATAAAAATCAAGGAAGCATACCTGCTCGTAATTTTGTATGGAAACATTCCAAAGAAAACAACCATAAACGTCATTGGATTTTAGACGATAATATTACTAGTTATAAAAGATTTATGTATAGTCAAAAAGTTATAGTGCAAGGAGCGTGTGTTTTTCGTATTGTTGAAGATTTTGTTGACCGATTTACAAATGTTAAGATGGCCGGTCATAATTATACTATGTTTGCAGTGACAACTAACACAGGATTACAACCAATTACTATGAATACTAGAATATACTCATCTATCCTTTTGTCAAATGATATTTTCCCGGAATATCAGTGGCGTGGAAAATATAATGAAGATACAGATTTGTCACTAAGAATATTAAAAGCTGGATATCCGACAATATTATTTAATTGTTTTTTAGCGGATAAACTTAAAACATTAACACAAAAGGGAGGAAATACCGATTCTATATATACAGAAAAAGATGGGGTTCTTCTTAAAGCACAATCTATTGTAGAACAACACAAAGATGTTGCTAAAATTATATCTCGATTTGGTAGACCACATCATTATGTTAATTATTCTGCATTTAAAAATTTAAAACCAATATTAATTGAAGGAATAAAAAGTGAACCTGGCAATTTAGTGAATGAATATGGATTACGACTTGTCAAAAAGGCTACAGATTGCTTAAATGATATCAATGCTATGATTGAAGATACAAATGAACAAGAAAAAGAAAAAGAAAAAGAAAAAGAAAAAGAAAAAGAAAAAGAAAAAGAAAAAGAAGATACTAACAAATGTGATACTGTTAATAGTGAAACAAGTGCCGATACAATAATAAATCAACAAATAATTAAAGGTATTCTTTCAGAAATTTTAATTATAAAAAACAAACTAACGCAAATAGAAGACATATGTAATAAAAATTTAAATAAATGATGAATTATTTTTATAAGTTTTAAACTAAAAATAATTAAAAATAATAGCTACTTTATATATATGTCACTATTTCCAATATTCAAAGTAAATAAAATGTCTGATAAAAATGTAACAGACACAATCTATGTGTTTTATGGTGCTCAATTTAGCGAAGAGATAGATGACCCCAATGGCCTTTTCGATGAAGACCCAGGAAACAAAGCATTTACTGGTGTATTTAATAAAGATGAATTAGATAACATTAAAACAAATGAAATTGAGGTTATATTCGTAAACCAAACTATTCATATTGACGATAGTATAGGTGTAATTAAACTAAAAATATTTGAAGCTATTTCTAAGAAGGCGTCTATGAGCGAGATATACTTATATTGTTTAAAATCTGAAAAACTTAATCCGATAACTGTTTACCAAAATTTAACGCAAAATGATAAGTTGCCCTTGACAAAAAATCGTATGGAACAGTTCTTATTAAATCTGTATGACGAAAATGGACAACTTATGGAGTTTGGTCTAGAAGATAAACTCCAGTATACATTTGATGATATTTTAAAGTTAGATTTAAATGAACGAACCTATCTACTTGGTAAGCCTCTTGGACAAAAATTCGTGTTTTCAAATGAATATCCATTTATAGCGGACCCATTTTTGGTTACTGAATATGATGCATTATTAGAAAACTCAAGAAGAGAATTATCAACGCTTAGCTCTAATTTGTTGTTAGAAACAGGGCCAATATTTAAAAATACGATTTATTTATGTTTAGCAAAGGATGTATTTGAAATTGCAAATATAAATGAGGTGTCATCTGAATATACGTCAAAAATATATTTCCCATTTTTATATCAAGACCAGATTATATCATTAGATGATTTGGAAACAAAACGAACAAAATTAATAGCTTCTACATCTGAAAAACTAACACCAGATACAGAAAGAAGTTTCGAAAATATAGATATGTTTTACAACGTATTCCAGAAACAAAAACCGTCAAATAAATTCTCAGAAAACGCAAGATTAACAGGAATTAAATCATTGAAAGTTGTGATTTATCCGGATTTTAAGATAAAAATTCCAATCGAGGTTATTTTTAAGTTAATACACGCTAGTCAAGAGTTTCCATTAATAAAATATAACCCTGAAACGAGACAAGAGAATATATATCGTCTGTTTGCTCCAGAACTAACAGTAGATGGAAGAAACATACCTTATTTACACAAAGCAACAATTTTTAAGTTAATGAGAATTATAGGAAAAAGTAGAAGTGTCTCTGTTTACACAAATATACAGTATAAAGGAATGACAACTTATATGGCGTGTGAGTTTGCAGATACGGGTATTATAACAGTATATCCTTTAGTTGACTATGAAAGTCCTATATTATTGAATGAAGGTGAAAATATTTTTCAGGAAATGGATGAAATTATAAAGCTAACTGTTAATCCATTAATAGAACAGATAAAGCCCTTTTTTGAGCAAAGTGGTTTGGATATACCATTATTTCAGTCAATACAATCAGTCAATGTTGAAGTAAGAGATTTGAAATTTCAAACTGTATATAATATTTCTGAACCTATAGATATTAATAAATATAGCGGTTGTATTTCTAGTGTTTTTACCGTTGAATCATCTAATTTCAAGAAAGGAATACAAATGCGTTATAAGCGTGTATCTAATTTCAATAAACGCGACAGCCAAGAAGCTTTCATTATTGAAAAAATAGACCAAGGATTAAAAATTGACGAAATTATCGCTGAATTATTGCAGCAGTTTGATGATTTAGATGAAGAAATGGCAACTGACTTGATATCAAAAATAACTTCAGAACTAGAAGTTACTAGGGGTGCCAATAAACGTAGGGCACTAATGATTAAAATTAATCCAGGGTTTCATACAACTATGACAGTTAATTTGATTACTAGTGAACTAACAATTAACGTTAGTGGCATTAATGATATTTATTATCTGAATACGATTCCAGTTTATATTAATACAATTGTTCGAATTACCCAAGACATTGATAGTAGTGGTATTCCATCATCTAAAATTACTAGTCTTTGTTATGGTAAAGAAATAGAAGATATTGAATTTGGACAAATTACAGCTCAATCTGAACAAATGTTAGATGATAATGAAATCCCGATTATTAAAGACGAGTCTCCTACTTATTCTGAACAGAGAGGTTTAGAGCAAGGAGAATATATGGATGACCTTTTGGATATATTAGGTTATGAAGAAGAAGATGAAAATATAGAAGGTGGAAAAGTAAACGGTTCATCTCAGGAAGAAGAGGAAGAAGAAGAAAACTCTTCATCTGAAAGCATTAGCAATGAAAGTTTATCAAGTTCATCTTTACCAAATAATATTCCTAGTGAGGCTATTGCAGAAAAGGGAGTTGTTAGTTCTCCTGGATTTCAAGGTAAACCAGAAAGTCTTAGTGATTTGGAATTGTCTGAATTGGAATTGTCTGAATTGGGCTCTATAGAAAGCAAATCAAAAAGTAACACACCATCAAAAGAAACAGATAAATCTGTTGAATTAAATGAAATAAATTTAGATAGTTCTAGTTCCAAACCTATTTCTAGTTCCAAACCTATTTCTAGTTCCAAACCTATTTCTATTTCTTCTGTATCAGAAATAAAAACTACATCTTCAAAAGAGGAAACAAAAGAGGAAACAAAAGAACCTGAAGTAAAAGAAGAACCAAAAGAATCAGTTGAAGTAGAAGAGGATGTTATATCAAAAACTCCACAAGTAATTGAAGAACCAGAAGTGGAAGAAGTAATTGAAGAACCAGAAGTGGAAGAAGTAATTGAAATCTCAGAAAAAAAGAGAAAGCCATTAAAGAAAAAGACAGAAACAAAAATACCGATACAACAAAAGATAAAAAAGACGGCCGAACAATTAGAAAATAAAGTTAGAGAAATTACTGGAATGAAACTAAAATATCCCAATCCATTTTCCGAACGTTTAGAGGAACGAATGCCTCAACTATTTGTTAAGTCAAAAGACTCTAAGTTTGATGTTTATACAAGAATGTGTCCATTTAGTTTGGAAGAAAGAAGACAACCGGTGATTTTAACAAAGGAAGAAAGAGATAAAATAGTAAAAGACCATCCTGGAGAAATAAATGAAGATGCTGATTTTATTGAATATGGTGCAGATGCAAAAGATAGTTCTAAGAAGTTTTATTACACGTGTCCAAGATACTGGTGTCTTTTGACAAATACAATGGTTACGGAAGATGATATATTGGATGGTAAATGTGGGCCAAAGGTTGATAAAGTGGAAGATGCGATAATACCAAAAACGGAAGAAACAGTCCCAAAAGACAAATATGTTTATCAATTTTATGATGGGAAAGAAAGAAAGTATCCGGGGTTTCATAAAAAGAAAACGCCATCTGGTTTATGTATTCCTTGTTGTTACAGTAACTGGTCAACAACAGCAATGAAAAATCGTAGGGATATTTGTCAAGGTAAATTTGACGAAAAGACGGCTGAAAAGGTTCCAGAAGAGGAAAAAGATATAGAAGACCAATTAAGAAGAGAAATAGTTGAAGTAGAATATTACGTAAAGGGTCCTGAAAAATATGGTCCTCAGTTAGGAGAGCACCGTTGGGGGTTTTTGCCGATTGTTGTCCAGAAGTTTTTGCACGAAGTAAATGAGGATTGCCAAATCAGTAAAACAAATATGAGTTTAAAATTAAACCATATGTGCATGTTAAGACATGGGGTTGAAGTAAATTCTAGTCAGTCATTTATAGCTTGTATAGCAAGTGCGATATTTTATGCACAAAAGAGCAATAATAAACCATTAATACTGCGTTATATTCCAAATGCAAAACATGATGTCCCGTCAATAAAAGAGATGAAGGAAATAATAATAAATGCAATAGATTTGGATAAATTTATAAAATATCAGAATGGAGACTTAATGACAAGTTTTGCGGACCCAAATTTGAAAGTAAATATAGAAGACTATAAGAATACAAATTTATATAAAAAGATGTTAAGCTCGGTAAATACGTTAACAAAAAGGAATATAATGAAGACAGAGGGTGTTAATCCATCATCTGTAGCAGCAAAACAATTTATAATAAAGGTAGCTCAAGCGTTTGAAACTTTCAAGAATTATTTAAAAGACGATAAAATTGGTATAGATTACACATATCTATGGGATTTAGTTTGTATGCCTAATCCAAGTTTATTTGAAGCAGGATTAAATTTGATTATTTTAGAGATTCCAGAGGATGATATAACTAACAATATAGAATTGGTTTGTCCGACAAATCATTATTCAGTTCACGCATATAATGCAAAAAAGAGAAGTTTAATTTTGATAAAACGTGAGAATTATTTTGAACCGATATATGGTTACCGTAATGATGGAAAAAACATACATATTACAAAAACCTTTAGTGAATATGATAAAAACTTGCCGAAAACATTACGCGCGGTTTTTACAAAAATCATAAAACCGACTCTTGGTGAAAAATGTAGGTCATTTATTAGTAGACCAAAAAAAGAATATAGATTTGAGCAACCTGTAGTTTTGGATAAGTTAATTGAAAAGTTACAAATGAAAAAGTATACTGTATCAATTCAAGTATTAAATTTTCAGGGA